GCTAGTGGAGTGATGGCGGCCGCAGCTGTTACAGCCGGAGCGAGTGGTCGAGCTTTGGGCGCTTCAGGTGGTGGGGGTGGGGGTGGTGCCCCATCTATATCACCCACGGGATTATCTCAAATTGCTCCTGAGCCTGAGCGAGAAAGAGCAGAGACAGCACAAACAATATTCAATATTAACTTTGGTGGTGCTGTTGTGTACGATACCAAGCAAGCCGCTGAGCGTGCTTTTGCAGATCGCTTAACTCAACTACAAAACACTAGACGACGTGGCGCGCCCCGGAGGTCTTTCTAATGCCGTTTGAAAATACAGCTCCTCTGTTTGGTTTACTTAGTGCTTTTGATGCACGTCCTTTTAGTGGTGTAGAGCTCTTCAGTCGCTCAGGTGGCTCTGCTGTCTCTATGCAGACTTTCAACCAAGGAGAAGGAGTTTATGAGGATCTGCTATTTTTTCTTAATGGTCGCGTTTGTCATCAAAGCGTAGTGGCTACTGGACAGATCAACACCACTGCTAACTTTGGTAATGATTGGACTGTGACACTAAACTCAGATGATAAAGTGGTGGTTAGCTCTGATGTGGATTTTACTCTTGATTACATCGGGAGTGTTGATGCTCTCGGTTTTGGTAGCAGTCAGCTCAACGCTACTTTAAGCGGCTCTGATTATGTTGTCACAGCTCCCAACAATTGGACGCGAGGTTCTGTTAATCTAGATGACGTTTTGTATCGCGTACGTGAGGTGGGTGGAGCTGGTGATTTCAATTTCCCTGCTATTGATATTTACATGCAAGACATCACAGTATTTCTGAGGAATAGGCAAGCCATCAATGATGCTGATAACGTTGGTGAGAATGATCTTACAAAGCTCGATGCAACAGCACAGAACAATATTAGCATTACGTGGTTTCTTGATGATAATGGCCATGTTAACTGCTCATATCTTTCTAGTATTGGAGATATATCTTGGTCATCATCTGCATTTAGGGACTTGCTTGGCTTTACAGGTGGTGAAACTCCGGTTGTTTACTCAACTGTCTATAGCCTAATCACCGCGACTCATAAGCCAGTCGGGGTATTGATCCCATCAAGGCCGTACCAATCCCATCATCTGCGAGTACAGAATGAGTCACAGTCTCGCAGACTAATTGGTGGAGGATATACGAGTAATTTTATAGGCTCATATATAACCTCTATACTATCGTTCGATTTAGACGCGCTCTTAGACCAAGTAGACGACTACCGACACTTTACAAATAGATGGATGCCATACTGCTCAGCAGGTGAGAGGGTCAATATTTATCTTGGTTGGGGTGACAGCCGCCGCGCGCTCTTGACTGCTCAGGTGACAGCAGATCAACCTGCTTATGATCTTTTATTTACTTCTGAGGATAACGGAGAATATGGAAGGGTGAGAGGTTCACTGACTATCAACACCCTAGATCTAAGTTACCCCACTAGACTCAAGAGACGAGTACCAGTAACGATTGAAGTGGAGCATTTATGAGCAACTCATTCACATCCCCTCCTGTTCTAGTCGATCCAGCTAGAGTGATCACGGGCTTGACTGTTAGAGCCGAAGAAGCCAAGCGCCTAGCAGACATGCAAAATCATTCCTTTGCAGATGGGGGTTGTGGTGATGTCGTTAATCAAGCGTGGGACTCGGAATGTTTCGAGTTTACGGATACTTCTCTAACAGATGTCTGTGAGTGGTATATTCCTCACCCTAGCGAAGAGCATATAGAGTTTAAGTTTAGAATAAGCGCCTACTCTTCCCTATCCGGTGGGGTCGCTAAGGTCACAGTCAACTTTCCTCTTGGTGGGAGCTACTCAGCGCAAACTACCATCACAGACTCATCACGCTATAACTCAGTATTTAATGTGATCACAGTAGCTATCTCAGCAGTTGAGAACGACGAGATAGCTCAGCTTACTCTAAGCCTCCAAGCCCCCAGTGGGGGAACCATTGAGGTGGCAAACATTCAGGGTAACTGGAGTTCATTGAGTTCACCTCTCGCGACTCGAACACTTGACCAATTCACAGAAGACTTTATCCCTCAAGGTCAAAGCAGAGTGGGAGCTGATCAAGCTCTACCCTCTAGGTTTGGAGTCGATACGCTTAATAATATAGGGATGCTCAGGAAACGCGGTAGAACCGTTTTTAATTGGTCAGGGGTGAGCGGTGCAAGTAGCGCAGCTCCTCAAGGACTTGGGACACTCGACCCATTATTAAAAAACTCGGTTATGTTTCTCGCTGGTGGTGCTGATAACCTTAGTTTGAAAAATAAGATATTTGTTAAGGCTGCCAATATATCAACCACATTAGACGTTGATATATTTGGATATAGACTTACCCTTAACTCCAATGGTTGGTCGTCTTTTTATGTAGATCAGCGCCCCGGTTATGCTCATCATGTGGACTTCTCACCGATCTTTAAACGAGATGTCTACAAGTTGGGGCTAGGGTTGTCCCCAAATAATGATGAAGTGTTATTAGGCCCAAACAATCTAATCACCTCCTCGCCTCCTTATATTCTCGGTCTCTCAATATTGGCGGTGTAAATATGTTAGTACCATCATCATTTCAACGTCTACCAAATGCAGTGGGGTGTCATAATGGGCGACCTCTTTTTGGTGGTGCTGTATCTCAAATGGCTAGCGCTCTTGCTCAACTTCAGCGCTCTAAGTTTCTCGGTGAGGCTCATTATCAAGTAGAGAGAGAGGTGCTTTCAGGTCGCGGGGGTCGAACTCGCGTCGTAGCTCCTGGTGAAATCAAAAGTTCGCAGGTCTATAACTTTCTCTATCAGAGCAAAGCTCAGACTTCTCACCTCTGTCTGCTTATTCAATATACCGCTGTGAACTTTGAGTTTGCCTCTTCAGTCTCGCTTAGTATCGAGCTAAGAGATACAGCAGGTAATTCTTACACTGGAACAGTATTAGACGCAGGGACGCGCTTTACTGAGACAGAGTTAAGAGGTGATGCCAATGATATTATGGAAGCGTTTACAGGGTGCGATGAAGTCCCTGCTCCCTCTAACATAGTACCTGACCCACCAAGGCCGCTCTTTGTTCCTGTCGCTAATAGAGGAGAGGTTCTAAATATTGTGGTAACAGGTCAGCAACTAATACCACTCACTGTACATATCTATGATGTATTTATGCCGGAGGTGACAGCATGATAGATAGTCAACATGGCCGCAGAGTCTTTGCCTTACAGGTCGCGGGTTTAGAATACCGCTATCACAGCCACCCCCCACCGAGCTCCTCAAACCTTCATAGCACAGTAGCCACCGGTATCAGTTACACTGATCTCGAAGCTATCACATCAGTAGGCAGCTTCTCAGCATCGATTGATCCTAGTGGAGGTATTGCTCAGTATGGGGCGGTGAGTGTATCGCTTGGTATCGACTCTAGACGAGGTGGTTTAGATGATCCAGGCATAGTATTTGGGAGGTGTGGCGCTAGATCGGCCTCAACTAGAGGTAGACTCTCCTCGAGCGCAAGCCGTACCGACACCACCTTTAATTTGAGCACAGACCTCACTAGCTTAAGTTATCCTCGACTTTTACATATCGGAGCGGAGACAGTTAGAGCGGCGAGCGCAACCACAACAACAGTAACTGTTTCACGTGGAACAGGTGGCACACCTCAGCAGACCCACAGCACAAGCTTAGAGGGGTCACAAATCCCTGAGCTCACCACTGAGATTACGACCTTCAGGGGCCGCCGCGCCAAGTTGTATATGGCCCATCAATATCCAAGCGGTGAGACCTCAGACTATACCGAGATAATTAATGGGTTTATTGAGTCCTCACCTATCATTGAAGACGGTCGAGAGATTACTCTTTCGCTTATACCTCTCACTGCATTGATAGATACTAGCCTCACCGATAAAGGAGTGGCTCAGACTCGACTCTTACAAGATCATCATTATTATGATGGGGTTAATGGGAGTGTTCTAGAGTATGGCCTTGGCTTAGAGCGAATCGTTGATGAGGATCTCTTTGTAACTCCTGACACATCAGGCACTATCACAGCCAACGCATTCGATGGGGTTGTTAGTTCTCGACAGAATAGCGCTAATCTCTTTGATGATTTTGATGTCAGCTTACCCAAAGGGCCGGATGGAGACGATTATCCAAGGGAGCACCCAAGATACCCTAAGCTGCGTAAAGCTGAAGAATTTGTGTTTGTTAGCGGTGGTGTCTTCCCCACATCTATTACTTATGACTCAAACGTGCCTGGATTCAGCTTTGTATCAGATGGGAGTTTAACCAATGCGCTTAACGCTTCAGAGATCAGCGCTACATCAGGCTTGTTTGTTCGTCTTCCCCTTGGTGAGCTTAAGCAACATCAACTAGGTACTGCTGAAGTTAAGCGCTGGCCTGATGTCGTTAATGATGTATTAATTAATGATGGCCCAAATAGTACGGCAGGGCTCAATGGTGGGTTTGGTAGATGGAGGCTAAACCCTGACAACACTATACGTTTCGAAAAGCTAAGCAGTTCACCATTTCGAGCGCTCCTTTGGTTGTGGCAACATCCATCAAGCTGGCGAACTCTCTCTGAGTTCTACGCGGCAAATTTTGGAATGAGGCAAGCTTTTAGATGGGGGGTTAATGGGGTTCGCGGTGCTATGCCTTCGATGGGGCGTTTGTTCTATCCGCTCCCTTTGGCTAGGGAAGGTCAGCCGATACTTCAAAGCTTGCTCGAAGACCCACCAACTTTAGTGAGGCTAGGCACTACACCCACCGGAACTACTAGCCTATTTCAAATGCAGGATACTCCAAGAGCATATTATCAGCATTTCGAGAGCGTGATACTAGTTGAAAACTCTTTAGGACTCCCAACGAGCGCTGGCACTGATGAATATTACATCACAGTCCAATATCAAGACCTTGCTCTTAATGAGACTAGACACCAAGTGTTCAAGGTCACTCACGAGACTACCGCGACTTTTGGCGGCTCTGATATAGGTGTACTCATCCACATCTCAGATGAGAATGATAATTTTCAGAATACGTCTTTTGGAGACTGGACAGACAGAGAGAGAGCGCTGATTTATAAGGGTGGTCAACTCAACGGTGAGCTTTGTGGTACCGCACTACTAAAGCTCCTCCAAAGTGGGGGTGGTGACCAAGTTAATGGTAGTTTTGATCTCTTAGGCATAGGTTTAAACGTCTCTGAGGATGACATAGACGTAAACAGTTTTCTTCAGTTAGATGTAATCTCACCTATCACCCTGGGGGCTAACTTTTTAGGAGATGGGGCAGATCTACGCTCTACGTTTGAGAGCCTGTTAAGATTAGCAGGTACCACTCTCGTTATGACTCGCAACTCTTCAACGGGGCGCGCAAGGCTCTCACTTCAACCTATCGGTAATGAGAGGCCGGAAGTTTCTGAGCTTACAATATCAGCAGGTAATTGGATAGCAGACCCACCCCCCCATTGGGGCATTTATGAAGACATAGTAACTCAAATCAAATATCAGTTTGGTTATGATCCAGTAGAAGAAAAATACACTGAAGAGGTGATATTCAATAACCAAGAAGCAATCAATCGTTATGGTGGTGAGCGTTCAGCTATCACGCTCTCATTGGCTGGTGTCACCTCTGAGCAATTTGGACGAGGAGCTGGTGACAGTTTCGCCTTTTTCACTCCTAACTCAGCGCGTATTTTCAACCTGTTATCAAATCCTCTTCGGGTGTGGCGCGGTGCAATAGGCACCGGACAGAGCGCTTATATAGATGTAGGCTCTTATTTAAAAGTGAGCTCACCCCACCTCAAGGGCTATGATGATAGCTATGGTGTGGTGGACGGGGTTGGTCAAGTTCGCTCGATACGTCAGGAGCTGATGGGTGAGGGTTGTGAGATCGAACTGATCACCACCGGATTAAGTCCAGTTAATTGGAATAGTGCAGCGCAAGTATTAGCCTACACCTCCACGAATGTTACTCTTGCAGAGTCTACCTACTCAGGAGTAAGCGTGACTGATGCCTCGTTTTTTGCGGTGGGTGACGTGGTTGATTATGTTCCTCAAGCTAACCATGACTCAGCTATCACAGGACTGACCATTCAGACAATCGTGGGCAATGTGCTCACCTTCACAGCGGCTCATGGCATCAGCTCAGCGCTTGGTACTATCGAGCCCACAACCTATGCTAGCGCATCAGCTGACCACCGGCTTGATGCTTATCTAGCCAATGATTCAGACATTATTAATTCCAATGTCGATGCTCAGGAGTTTAGTTGATGCCTACGAAAGCAGAACTTGAAACACGTGTTGAAGAGCTGGAGCACTCAGTAAGAAGATTAGACCGAGCGCTTAATCAAGCTCAAATTGATTTAGACTCAGAGTATGAGCAGAAACGGCTCGTATTTCATCCCCTCCCCCATAGCTCAGACAGAGTACATGAAGCCTTACAACGTGGTCAAATTGAATGGGAGCTAGTTGTTAAAGACCCATCTAAGCGTATTAATACTTATATTCGTACATCAGAAGGCATCAGTTGGGGATGGGAAAAGGAATATACAAAGAATGGACAGTTCGCTTGGTGTGGAGCTTTTGCGGCTTATTGCTGGGGATTGAGCGTCAAGAAGACCATCCGACAAAAGATCTTCCCAAGCTGTTATCGACTCTTCAAAAATTGGGGTTCAACCTCTCGAAGTATCGACCATAAAAAAATGATGCCCGGTGATATTGTGGTTGTCTATAGCGCCAAACGCGCTAAGCAGGGTGATCACATCACTATATGTGTTGAGCCTCCTGATTCATGTGGAGACTACAAAACTGTTGAGGGTAATGCTTACGGTACTTTGGGTGATGCTTCTTATGGAGAGGGAGTCATTAAACGAGAGCGAAATCTGAATGATGTGGCTCATGTCTATAGATTGATTGCAGATGACTTCGACCAATAAGCCCACAGATGAAACGCTAACATCAAAAGTTGGCGGCCGGAAAGCTATGGGCTTCTATGCTTCGCTAGGAGTTTGTTTTATACTAGCTCTTAGAGGTCAAGCAAAGACTGAAGTCTTAGCACTGATTAATACTCTTTATGTGACCTTTGCAGGGGCTAACGTCCTAGCTAAAAAAAAGGAACCACAAACAACTCAACCACCACCCCAAAACTCAATGGAGAAGCCATGAGACTCGGTGTTCAATATCCCATTCATGCGGGAGGTTTTGCCTCAGCGTATGACGCTAGTAACGTTAATGATACAGACTGGCATAACCTCACATCAGATAACTTTTTCGACACTCGAACAGGTACCCAACTACCAAGTGGTCTAAAGTTCGCTTATATCCAAGTGGTCAGTGGAAGCACTGATACAAAGAGCTATCTGAAATTACGCCCTGCTTCTAGTGGCTCAGATGGAGTTGCTAACTCTGATGGAGTTATCCCCATCTTTTTAGCGTACAGCGTAGACAGCCAAGCTCTTAACTCAGGTGATGGAGTAACCTCTGTGGCATATAAAAAGGCCGCTGGTGGTGACAATTTCGTTATATATGCAGGGTTCAACAAATAAGGGAAATAACAAATGAGTATGAATGCACAAGGTTTTGGTGGAGGAGGTGGCTCAGTGGCAGACGCAACAGAGACGACAGCAGGAAAGATTCGCATAGCTACGAGCGCGGAAGCTGCGACAGGAACTAGTGATATAATCGCTATGACTCCTCTTACAGTTAAAGAGGTAGTGGATGCCTCTAAGGTGGGTGTCTTCGAATATCAGACGACATTCAACGCGACAGCAGGGACTCCATCTATTGCTAATGCTGAGCAGGGAGACGTTTATATTATCGGCACAGCTGGCACTATCTACGGTAAGGATTGGAATGTTGGAGACCACCTAATTATCAATGCTGATATGGGTGGCACAGTCACTAATTCAAAGATAGATAAGGTTGATAACACTGATAACGACGCAAGCGAGACGGTTAAAGGTGTTATCGAGATTGCGACGAATGCCGAAGCCGGAGCAGGAACAGCCACCGACAAGGCTCTTGTACCGAGTAACGTTAGCTCTTTAGCTATTACTTCAGGTCAGGTTGCAGGGCTTGCGACAGTAGCGACTTCAGGAGCGTATTCTGATCTTAGCGGAACCCCAACACTTGCGACAGTAGCGACTTCAGGAGCTTACTCAGACCTTAGCGGAACTCCAACACTAGGGACAGCATCTGCTCTTGATGAGGGAGAGGACGCAAATAATTTAGTTCAACTTGATGGCTCTGCTCGTCTGCCAGCTGTGGATGGTTCGCAATTAACGAACCTACCAAGCGCAAGTGATGCAAGCGAGACAGTTAAGGGTGTTATAGAGATTGCGACGAATACCGAGGCCGGAGCAGGAACAGCCACCGACAAGGCTCTTGTACCGAGTAACGTTAGCTCTTTAGCTATTGCTTCAGGTCAGGTTTCAGGGCTTGCAACTGTAGCGACTTCAGGAGCGTATTCTGATCTTAGCGGAGCTCCAACGCTTGGGACTGCCTCGGCAGCTAATACAGGCGATTTCTTAGCCTCAACAGCAGGTCTTAATAATCTCTCTGACGTTGCCATAAGTTCGATCAGCAATGGTCAGGTGATCTCATATAACTCCACATCAGGAGATTGGGAAAACTCGACCCCTGCTAGTGGTGGCGCTACTGATCTTGATGGTTTAAGCGATGTGACTATCACTACACCTGCTAGCGGTAACTTGTTACAACATAATGGCTCAGGTCAGTTTGTAAATGTTGCCAAGAGTACTATTGATGTAGGCTCATTCAATGATGATGGAACCTATCAACCACTAGATGCAGGTCTCACCTCTATTAGTGGTCTGACCACCTCAGCCAACAAGATGGTTTACACCACGGCTAGCGATACTTACGCGGTGGCTGATCTTACTTCAGCGGGACGGGCTTTGCTCGATGATGCCACAGCCTCAGCGCAACGTACTACGCTTGGGTTAGGCTCAGCGGCTCTACTTGATGAGGGAGAGGACGCAAATAATTTAGTTCAGCTTGATGGCTCTGCTCGTCTGCCAGCTGTGGATGGGTCACAGCTCACTAATCTACCAAGCGCAAGTGATGCAAGCGAGACAGTTAAAGGTATCATTGAGATTGCGACGAATGCCGAAGCCGGAGCAGGAACAGCCACCGACAAGGCTCTTGTACCGAGTAACGTTAGCTCTTTAGCTATTACTTCAGGTCAGGTCTCCGGGCTTGCAACTGTGGCGACTTCAGGAGCGTACTCAGATCTAAGTGGAACTCCAACGCTTGCAACTGTGGCGACTTCAGGAGCGTATGCTGATCTTAGCGGGACTCCAACGCTCTTGTCTGCTGTGGTCGATGATAGCACCCCACAGCTTGGAGGTGACCTTGACGTTAATGGTAATGATCTAATCACTACATCAAATGCAAACTTAGCTTTAGCCCCAAACGGTACCGGATACGTCGAGGTCAAGGGGAATACAAACCCAGGAGCGATTAGATTAAACTGTGAGAGCAACTCACATGGCATACAAATCCAAAGCCCTCCGCACTCAGCTACAGCTACATATAATCTGATCCTACCAACGGGTGTTGGTATTGACGGGCAAGTGCTGAAAACAGATGGCGGAGATGGCGGAGACCCTGATACAGTTCAACTGTCATGGGTAGATCAGGCTTCAGGCGGGGGTGGGTGGACATATAGTTCCATCACAGCAGACCCAGCCAACGCTCAAGCAGGGTATCACTATTCATGCACAGGAACCTTCACCATAACACTCCCAACTTCAGGAGTATCATCAGGTGAAGAAATTAGGATCAAAAATATGGGAACTGGTACTATCACCATCGATCCACAGACCCAAAACATCGACGGTTCAACCAATGATTATGTGATGGATGTGCAATATTCATCCATCACGCTAGTTTCCACCGGAACACATTGGGAGGTAATCTAATGAGTCATAATCAATTTAAGGTCGGAACTGCTGAGCCTGATTTAGATGGAGACGTTACAGTCAATATCTCTAATCTATCTGATGTTACTATTACCTCACCATCAGCAGGAGAAGTCTTAGAGTGGTCAGGTAGTGCCTGGACTAATCAACCGGTTAGCGTTGGGGGCGCTCAGTTAATCCTGGTAGGTCAGGGTGAGACAGACGATTATAGTAACGCTACAACAGGCACCAGTATTAACTCCGGCAGTACTCTGTATTTGTACGACACGAGTCCGGTTAATACAATTACCGGAAGTTCGATAACAAAGGTGGGTACTACTGACTGGGTTGAGTCAATTACATTACCTGCCGGTAATTATATCCTGATGGCAACGTACGCGGTCGAGTTTTCGGCGACAGGACACCTCTCCTTCTATTTCAAGAAAGGCAACACTGTCGTTTCTGGCATAGGTGCTATCGGTGAAAATCTATCAGCGATACAGAACTCTTCAGGGTATATTCAGGCTTATACGCAACTAGGGTCTAGCGCTACAATTAAGCTTCATTGCTATCTAAGGTCTAATGTTGCTACTGTAGCTAATCAAGGCAATACTCCGGCAGAGCAGTCGTCTGTAATGATATGGAAGGTGTAGTATGGCACACTTAGTAAGTTCTGTTAACGGTAACGCTCCAAGCAGAGAAGGAACCATTACCTTAAATGTGAACGATGTAAGTTCAGTAACAACAGGTGCCGATAAAATTCTCGGAGTCGACGCTAACGGGAACTTCTCCGCTATCCAAAAAGATCCCCTAACTCTGCCAATAGCCTTCTCAGCTGACCTTAAAGCCGCCTCTTGGACTGGCTCTGCTAATTATGCGGTAGGTGATCCCCTAGACTATCGTGCGGCTCAAGTTATTCAATATAATGACGGGACTGTGACTCCTTCGGCAGGTATTTATGGCAATAACTGGACAGGCACTTGGGGACTCGGAGCAGGTGAATACATTGTTCATGCTAGATGGTCGTCCAGGAGTAACGCTTCGGGTAAAATATTATTCCGTCTATATAATAAAACCGATGCTACCTACCATGGCAACTACACACGGCTAGGCAAAGGCCGAGCCTCTTGTACAGTACACGCGCATTTAAATCTAACAGCGGCTAAACAATTTCAATTCAGGGTAACTGACTATACAGCACAAGTTGAATACTACACGTATCATTATTTACCCGCTGTTCATGTTAAATTTTATCGACTAGCTTAGGAGAAAATTATGTTTGTTATTGTCCCAATCGAAAACGGTACTATGCCCGATGGCTCTGTTGTAAAATATGACGCTACTTTGCAAAAGTGGAACCTTGCGACCACAGACTCTAAGCCAGTGGGTGTTCTCGAAGAAACAATAGGTGATGATACTGATGGTTGGTTTGGTCGCGTCATCTTCGCTGGAACCTGTTTTGCCAAAGCATCTCGAACCATACCAGATGAAGGTGGATGGCTAGAAGTTGAGAACGGTAAAGTTTTTGTAGATGCCACATCTGCTGAGGCCAACGGCATTATTGCACCTCTGCCAAGAGGTCAAGCTACACGTGTAACTGATGACTTGGTGATGGTACACCTAAGATGATCAACTTAAACGTTCAAACTAAAGAGTGGCTTCTCTACGGTTCCATAGGTGGGGTGTTTATCCTGATTCTATTCTCAGTGTATGCCGCTGGTATTAGAGTGGGCTATGATGAAGCGGAGTTAAAAGCATCCGCTAAACTTGTGGATCTCCAAGGCCGTCTCACCCTGGAGCAAGAGGGCAGACAGCAAGCTGAGATTGATCTAGGGGCTTGTCATTCAACTCGAGCTGGTGACCTAGTTCTGAAGTGTGAAGAGGTCTGTCGAGAGAGAGTTACTAAGGCAATCAAGGGAGTAAAAGAGCTATGCAAGCGCTGATGATATTAGGGCTGATTCTCCAACCTATCCAACCACAAATATGGATGGGCGATTCATTGCCACCAGTGCGCGGTATGATGGAGTATGATGCAGTTAATAGTCCTTACATCGTTGTCGAGGTTCCTGAGTGGCTTCGTCTCAAAGACGCGCTCGAAGGCTCACCTGACATCTGCAAAAAAGCAGTCGAGGCCACAGCTTCAGCTTGCAAAGAGCAGACAGAAAAACTCATTGAAGCTGAGAAGAGAAGAGACGCGACTAAGAGCGCGCTCGAAGCTTATCAGCTTCAACTCAAAGATAAGGATCAGCTGATACTCCAACAAAGTGACGCGATAACCCAGCGCGATAAAATATTAAAGATAGGCGGGATCAGTGCGGGGGCTGTGGTGCTTACCCTCTCTTCTCTGCTTATCGTTAAGGCTGTGAAATGATGAATATCACCCCTGAGTTTTTAACGTTAGGAGTTGCTATTATTGGGCTTGTTGTAAAGGCGAGTCAGGACAAGGCGGTTAACGCTGAAGAGATGGGCCGATTAAAGCAGCAGGTGGTATCTCTAGAAACCCGCGGTAGAGGTTGGGATACTCGCTTCGAGAGCATTGAGGCAAAATGTTCTGAATTGATAGCTTCTTCAGCGAGAATCGAAGCTCTACTCAACCAACGAGATTAAGTATTGTAGTGGGTGATAGTTGGTTAGCCCCTTGGCGAGACCATTGTTCAACATAAACTCTTGCAGTCTCTAGTAGATCACCTGAATAACAGCTAGAAATCTTTACGGATTCCCAAAAAAATTGGTCTCCCAACGTTTGCCCGATTTCTCGACCACCAAGACCCGAGAGCACTGGAAACTCTTGATGAAGCTGAGCAATGATATGCTTGCTCTCCCCCACATTTCTCCACCAATTAGGCTCCAAAGATGAGTTTCGTAATGTGTCGCTCATGAGCCACTCATAGAAGAACTGCTGTCGTTGCTCCGGTGTGGCTTTATCAGCGTGAAATCCTAATCTCTGCATGCAAGCGTTAGCTTCACTTAGTGGGATTTCATTAAATTCACATGCTGTTCTTATTTGAGATACTTTTGAGAACTCGACAAATTGAGAAGGGGTGACCTCTCCTACTCTTTTATATCGTGGGGGTGGTGTTGAGTTCATGTGAGGTCGAGCTGCTTGTGGTCGCTGAGACTGTGGAGCTCGTTGGGCTTGTGGTCGCTGAGACTGTGGAGCTCGTTGGGCTTGTGGTCGCTGAGTACCTACCTCTTCACCAATCGCTTGAGCTGTGATGTGAGTGCGCTCATCATCTGACATAGACATATTATCAGCGATCTCATCAGCGCTGTAGATGCCTGAGCAAGCATCAGGGAATGTAGCGCGGAGCGCCATAGTCAGACAGCGTACTCGCAACATCTGTAGAGGCATGGTTTGCCAATTTCGATTTCGAGTGAGACCCTGCTGAGTGGCCATTTCCATGGTATAAACGAAAGTATGAACGATCTCTTCAGGCTCATCACGTCGCGCCACTTTCATTACACAGATTTCAGTAGTCCATTCAACGACCTGCATAAAACGAACAAGTCCTGAGCGTCTACAGATACCAGCCATAGCGTCTGCGTTAAGAGCCGGCTTCCCCTTGAGAGAGTAGGCTTGAGTCATCAGCTTACCAAGATCACCACCAAAGTGATCACCAAAAGCGGCATGGCATTGAATGAGCTCTTGAGCTTCTTTCTGTGAATTGGTGAGTAATGAGGCAATATCAATGGCCTCTTGAATGTTTTTTGGTGTGTAAATACTCATGTGTATGTATCCTTAAATAGATAGTAAGAATAAGCAGATAACGACTAATGAGGCTAATACGAACTCATCATTATCTGTCAGTTGTTTCAGTCGTTTGTTGATATTGTATCGGATGTTATAAAGGTTCATCTTCTCTGTTCCTGGAGATGATCAAGCTGATTTGACTCTTCCGGATCGGTTTACCTTTGCTAGTTTGATAACCAGCTTCCTCAATAGCCTTGGTGATCTTCGTGTGGCTCATCCCTTGCGCTAACAAGCTCTTGATCAAGGGTAGAAGGCCCACAAGCTGCGTCTCAAGACGTGGACGCGCTTTACGTCCTAGCAAATTAGGGTTGCTTGTCTTCTGCTCTTTCTTTGCCTTCTTTGGTGCATCGACACCTTGAGTCCATCTTGAGATGGTCGCTTGACTTGGCGCGCCACCTGAGCGCGAGGTGATTCCATGTGCTTCACACATAGCGATCATCTCAGCGTTGGTGTATCCCTTGCGCTTCCATGACCTCACCAACTCTTGATTAGCTTGCTCCTGAGAATCAGCGACCAAGTATTTTTTACCATCTTCTCTTACCTCGACAGCAAACCCCCTTGGGGCGCGTCCGGTAAAGCGCCCTTCGCTGATCAGGTGCTTCATGACTTCTTTAGCGCGCTGAGAGATGCGCTTCTTCTCGTCTTCACTCATCATATCTGTTACTCGTTTCAGTCGTTTGTTGATATTGTATTTGATGTTATAGAGGTTCATCTTCTCAGTTTTCGAGCAGCTTTAGCAGTGAGTCGAATTGATGCCTTGGGAGCCTCTAATCTGATCTTTGAAGCCAGCTTAAGAGCTTTGATCTCAGCTTCAGTTATGGCTTTCGGTTTGGGTTTGCCTGTAAGGTCTTCCGGCTTGATCGGTACCAGGTCGTAACATGTGGGGTATTTGTCTGAGTAGGCCATGTTTACTCCTCCTCTCCTTCAAAGTAGTAAATGTGATCCGAGTAAGTGAACGTATGACACTTCTCATACCTGAGCGCATCTGACATCAACTCATAGAGTCGAGTATAGAGCAGATCAGCTGTGTGATAATCGAGGATCTCTTTGGCTGTTTTGACCTCGTAGTCACATGAAGAAACGAGCACTGAGCGCACTCGAAACTTAGCATCAGGATAGATCTCTTTATAGTTGACGTGTAGCTTAGAGTTGAAGTCGTTAGGCTCGAAGCAAATAGGGAGCCCAGCATCTTCTGATAAAGAATTGGCTGCTTCAGCTAGCTTAAGCGCTGTGTCTTTAAAAGCGTCAAGATCTCCACTGATTACACGCGATAAGTAACCATAAGAGACACCAGCTTTATCAGATAACTTTCTAGTGGTGATTGTTCTGAGTTGTGATCTTTTTGCAGGGTGCAAGCTCATTCTCCTTGTATAAGTCTGATGTGAAATATACAACATGATATATTCAACATGTGATAATCAACATGTGATATATAATGTTTGACATGAACTTTAAATCGTGTCAAATACTTTATGAAACTTTTTGACAAGGAGGGAAGATGAAACAACATGAAGTCATGGAGTTGGCTATAAAAAGCCCATTTAAAAACGGTGCTAAGATTGTCCTGATGACTCTCTGTTACAAGCTAGATTGGAATACTTGGTCACGTCCTATGGCAGTCGACTACATGCAAGAGTTTATCTTTCATGGTAGCGTCTCGCGTAATACCATCACCCGAGCATTTAAGGATCTTGAGAAGGCCGGAGTAATCACCCGAGAGACTATTCCAGGAGGAAGTCTCAAAGTCGTCTATCTACATGTGGAAGCATTGCGCTCTCTAGTAGAGTCACAGCCCAATATGGGTCAACCCAAAATGGGTCAACCCAAAATGGGCCAACCCAATATGGGTCAAAGGTCGGCCCAAAATGGGTCAAGGGTCAACCCAAAATGGGTCAAGGGTCAACCCAAAATGGGTCACAATATAATTAATAATAATCTAGATAATAATCTAAATAATAATCTAGAGCGCACGCGAGAACCCGAACCACAACATCAGGCAACTACTCAGCGCCAAGTCTTAAAAGTCTATGTGCCAACTATGGAAGAGAGAGAACAGGCTCTTCAAGCTGTACTAGACAAAGACCAAGCAAGAAGAGACGCGATGTATGCACACCTATCACCCGAGCGACGAGCACTTGAAGAGAGTTTGGCTCGTTCACAAGCACTGAAAGTAGAGACCTATAAATGATTGATAACGAAAAACACAATTCAGAGATGACACGCTTCAGAGTCACAGAGGAAGCAATTCAAAGCCTCAAAGACTATCGAGCAAAGCTCAAACAGCATTCACCAGCTCCTAAGAAGTTTAAGGACTTCAGCCACGTCAACCCATCAAACCTTGAAGCTCTAGACTGGATTGATACCGAGGCTATGACACTCAGATGCAAGCCAGTTCCTTATTGTGGTGAGTGTCTGCAGGGTTGGTTTTACGAGCGTATTCAAGGGATGACTGCTCTTGATGCTGTGATGTGTAAGAGATGCGAGAAGCCAAGACGATGGATGAAACGTCTCAACAATATGAACCTGCCAACGGATGCAATAGGGATGAGCTTTGATACTTATGAAGCAGACTCTCCACAACAACTAGAGGCCATCCAACGAGCATTGGAGTGGTTGAGAACCCCTGACGTTTCAACAATTCCACACCTTAAGCGCGCACCAAATATATTTTTGTATGGCCCACCGGGGAACGGGAAAAGCTCGTTACTCTATGCCTATGCACGTGAGGCAGCCACCTGTAGCAAGACAATTTGGAGAGATGGTAAAAGGAACCCCAAAGCTATAAAGGTCAAGTTCATATCCCATAACCAACTGCTTAACGACATCAAGAAAACATGGAATGATAAACACGCTCAAGACCCTCTCAAAGACTGGCTTGATGGAGTTGATGTGCTTTTAATTGATGAGTTTGGTGGGGTCGGTGGGTCTGCTAATCAGAGTGCTTGGTGGAGAGAGAAAACTATTGAGTTATTACAACAGTTCTCTCAGTTATGGACAGCTGGTAAGCTCCAAGTGATCCTGACTACTAATCTTTCACCGCGACAAGTGCTAGAGTCTTTGGGTCGCAACTCAGCGGCTCATAGTCGTCTCGGCGCTATGTTTCCCGAGCCCATTAAGATGGTAGGTAGAGACCGACGAATCGAAAGAGTAAACGCTAGCGCGTGGGGATTTTAAAACCGCCCCCAAAAGCACATGAACATTTGGGGGCAGACTGAAACAGAATCAAGTTAACAATTTATCATTGACTGATCAACTCTGAGTAAGATATACCCTCTAAGCTTATCACCCATGAACTTAAACCTATCAAAACGATACGATACTTTTAAGGCTCATAAGTTTTTTTTGCGAATACTTAATCTCACACCGGGTGATAAGCGCTTTTTAGAGAGATGAATAATGATCAATCAAGTAACACTTGTCGGCAATCTAGGCGATAATGCAGAGCTACGGACTACTCAAAGTGGAACCCCGTATACTTACGCTCGACTCGCGACTAACGAGAATTACAAAGATAGGCAGGGGAATTGGCAAAAATCTACTGAGTGGCACAGCATCAAGATTTGGGGCAACTCCTCAAATCGAGCGGCTCAGGTACTCGTCAAGGGTAAAAAAGTGTATGTGCAGGGGCAACTAAAGAGCCACCAAAACCAAGAGGGTAAGCGTTTTTGGGAAGTTCGCGTTGATACCTGGTTCGTACTCGACAAAGAAGATAAAAAGGAAGACCAATTCCTGCCTCCCGAACCGAGCTACTCTCATAACCCCAGCCCTTTTGGAGAGGGCTTCACTCGTAGATAAAACAATAGAATTAATTTGAACCTCGAAAGAGGATAAGAAAAAAAACATGAGTAAACTAATAACTAAACAAATGATCGACCATGACCCCACCGCCAGCCTAAGCAGAGCTTATCGTGAGATGGGGCCTAATCAATTTCTACGAGAGGTCATTCAAAACGCTGAAGAGGCCGGAGCGTCACAGATACGCTTTATTGATGTTGATGGTCAATTAGGCTGTTTTGATGATGGATGTGGTATGAGTCCTAATGAGCTGCTTAAGCTTATCAATGGTCGAAACTCATCAACGAAGAACAGAGAAGGAGTCCACGCTAACTTTGGTATTGGCCTCAAAGACTCAACGCTAGCCGGTAATCATTATGGTGTAGTCGTTGTATCTCGAACCGAAGAATACCCCCAAGGCGCTATGATTTGGATGCATATTGACAGCCAGGGAACAGCAGGCGCTAAGTTGATTGTATCTGATGAGATCCGCACAAAGCTCAAAACAGAGTATGAGCATGAAGCAGCTACTGAATTTTTGGTGGATCACCGCGAGTCTTTTTATGCTGTGGACTTTGGCAAGGTCAGCGAGTTTTTTAATACTTCCTCATATACTGTCGATGGCATCGACTGGATGAGCCTTTTAGATTGTCATCGTGGGAACCCTTATAATACAAGCATCATATTGATGGGAATGTCTCCCGATCATGAAACAAGTGCTGAATATCTCTCTTTTAAGGATCGCACGCGACGCTTGAACAAATTGGCTTATAATTATATTGGGTCAAGATATTATGACTTCAAATTAAAAGTGGGTACTCGAAGCCGCTCGTTTAAAAGTAATCAATCTTCTCTCAAAGATTATCTATTAGATATACTTGTTGTGGATGGGTTTACAATTAAGGTTTATCTCAAAGAAAAGTATTGTCAGAAAACGAGAGCTAATAAAAACCCTCTCAACTCATTTTTTGAGCGCTTCGGCTTTATTACCGCGCTTCTATATAAGAATGAGCTTTATGACGTGGTAAGCGCATACTCTCACCGACAGATCATTCATCAAGCTCGCCAGTGGGGACTTCACTTCCCTGAGGTTTACAACCGAGTAAAGATCATTGTGGAACCCCCACATTATGATGAGGATACTGGAATCGGTTGTTTTCCATCATCGACCCGAGCAGGGCTTTTTTATACAGATCCACGTATTAATTATGGGCCTGATAAAGGAGTACCCTTACAAGAGGTTAAAGCCGCGTTTATCAAAAACATGCCCAAAGAGATCAGAGATCTACAAGCAGAAGCGTATGAAAAACAGATGGAAAAGAGTCTCGATGGCTCAGCGTCTGCGAAATACCGAAAGTTTTTCAAGGTTCATAAAGAGCGCCCAAGCCTCACCCAGGGAGATGGTAGCGCATTGGTCGATCTATCTAAAGAAGGCTCACTGGCTGAGCTAGAAGAGTTGTTAGGGTTTAGAGAGAGAAAGAAGGTAGAGCCTCAGCCCCCCAACCCCGTAGATGATCTACAACCTAACCCCAACCCCAACCCCAACCCTAAGCCGAAAAATAATGAAGCTGTCGAAGGTGGGTTGTTTGGAGAAAAAAGAGCAAAGAAGAAGTTAAAGTCAGAGCTACCCTCTGTGATCTTTGTGCATCCCGAGCGAAACCCCGATAGCCAAGGCTTGGCGCTCTTGACCTCTGAGAATGGGAAGTTGTTCCCTTATGCTTACACTGGCGCTTCATTGGCAGGCTCAGGAAATATCCTATACGTTAACGAGAGTTCTACTATGCTTGATGGGTACATTAACGCGGCTGAGCACTCCCTAAGGGATAAAGAGCCTATGTCACGTCAAGCTATACTCGATGAAGTGGTTAAGCCTTTCATAGTTGAGCATCTACCTGCATCTATCGAACACGCTAGATCTAATAAAGAGCTTTTACAGCTTGGTGTTGATGTCACTAAACCTGAGCACATTTCATTAATGTTAGCCGGAGCCTGGCAGCAGGTGAGCAACTCCCCGACTGTTTACTACAAGCGATACCGTACCAAGATTGAAGCGCTAGGAGATGCTAATGAACCGAACCCCACGACAAATGAGCCCCATAGCGAGACATAGCGCCGCAAACAAACTACAGGCCGCACGTGAGCTCTTAGGAGCTCCACCCAAAAAAGTTAGAGAACCAACGCTTATACGCTGGCCTATCGAGCTGTTACCCACTGAGTTCACTGATGAGGAGTTGAGAACATTGCCGGAGTTTTTGAGATGACTAAAAATATACGCGCTAACGAGACCCCCGAGCAACGCGAGAAACGACTAGCCAAAGGTCGAGAGTATGAGCGCCTTAAGTATTCGCTGAAGATGAAACGAGAACTACCTGAGCAACGCGAGAAACGACTAGAACGCTGTAGGAATAGATACCATCAAATAGTAGCTAGTGAGACAGCCGAGCAAAAAGAGGAGCGCCTAGCTAAAGGTCGAGAGCAATATCAGCGCCATATTGAAAAACGTAGGAAGTACCATCGAGAGTACAACCGTAAACAAAGAGCTAACGAGACCCCCCAGCAACGCGAGAAACGACTAGCGAAGCAAAGGGAATATTACCAACGAACAAAAGAGAAGAATGAACAGAGCTAGACGAGCAAAGAGGAGGAGTGATGAGTGATAAAAAATCAAATCTGACTGATACCACACGCACACACGTAGTAGAGACAGGCGAAGAGATATTAGCTACACTTTATGAGATGTTAGTAACTCGCTTGGAGGAGGATTTAGACCTAGAAGACCCTGATAACTTAGATGTCTACAACAAGTCTAAAGTCCTCCAAGAGTATATTGAGCAAATTTTGAAAGAGACTGAAAATGGGTAAAGCAGGAAGAAAACCATATCCTAGAGAAGTCAGAGACAGACTACTTGATAACCTCAGAGAGGGGATGAGTATAAGGGCGGCTTGTACACAATCCGGTATAGGTGAGCGCACATACTACCGTTGGCTTGATGAGTGTGAGGACGGTGAGTGGACCCTAGAAGTAGAGGCGGCTAAAGACTTCGCTGAGGCTGTTTCTTTAAGTAAGCTCAAAATGCTAGGCGACGAAAAAGCAGACTGGCGAGCTTACGCTTGGATATTAGAGAGACGCTATCCTGATCGATGGGGAGCCAAGAAAGAAGTGGACCTTAATGTTGGGACCACTACTGACAAAGGGAACGAGATGGTTACAGCCATGATCAGCCAAGTGCAAGAGGAACTCCACCCTCGAGGTGATGACGACCTAGAGGACACCCAAGATGCAGATGATTAGAGTTAAGCTAAAACGCGCATGGACTATATACCCATCTCACCAGCGTACTGAATGGATTATAGAGAATGGAGAATATCATGTTAGAGCCACCAATGCTGATGATAGTGATGGTTGGAGTCGCGTACATTACGATGAAGTGGATGTAGAGCTAGGTGCTAAGGTCATCACCTCAGAGACCAATAAGCACCGCATCACTAACAGAGAGTTTTATGAGGTCACTTCTCAGGGTCTCAAGTTTGTTGATTGTGACTAATGACTAACCTAGTTCTAAACCCGCTTCAGCGCGACATTATCAAGAGCATCCTCTCAAAAAATAGGATTATCGCGGCGCGTTGTGGTTGGGGAAGCGGTAAAACTAGCGCGTTAGTCTTCGCTTTATTATTCGTTACTCGAATGAGGCCTGGTACTTCATCCCTACTTGTGACCGACACAAACCCACGTTATAACTCTGTATTGATGCCTGAGCTAGAGAAGTGGCTAGGGCCATTGGGTTGGGTGTATAACCACACTCTTAGACAGTGGTTAGACCCATCGACAAACTCAACTGTATGGTGTCGCTCGTATTATCGACCTGGCACGCGAGACGCTACCCATAACCCACTAGAGGGCTTGAATATCACTTCCGGTGTCTGCCTCATTGACGAGTGCCAAACTCTTAGCAGTGAAGTAGCTCATAAAGCTATGGGTCGATTAAGAGCAGGAGAATCCCCGATCATGATCTTGGTGGGTTTGCCTGTATCTTCTGCTTGGTGGGTTCAGATGGCAGAGCAGGCGGAGTGTCAACCTCTCCTCTATTCGAGCTACGTTAACGAAGCGAACCTCAGCTCTGAGTGGTTCGAGGCCACTAAGCTCCTGCCTGTTGAGGAGCGTGAGGCTATGGTTATGAATAAGCCTAAGCCTCCATCAGGTCTAATCTACTCTGAGTTTACTGAGTCTCATATTATAGATGGGTGGAGGTATAAGCCATCCATGACCGGACGTATCGCCATCGACTGGGGGTTTCGAAAACCTAGCGTCTTAATTATCGTGCATGATGAGGAGCTAGGCGCTGATGTTATATGTGGTGAACTCAACCCTAAAGAGGTGACGATTGAACAACTCACCGAACTCATACTCTGTATAGCTTGGCCAAGGGCTCATCAGAGCTTTGCACCCTCACCGCGTATTTGGCTAGACGTTGGAGTAGCAGACAAAGCTGGTCGCGCTCGAAACGACCAAACAGGCAGATCAGCATTTAGAGCAATCCGAGGAGCTCCCCCCAACGGCCTTGGCTTACCTCTTCGGTCGAATACTGACCCAATACGAACCGATGTACTCAACGGCATCCAGCGTTTAAAACGTGCGTTTAATCGCCGGCAATACCTCATCACTAGAGAGTTATGGACTTCAGGAGAGAGAGCGACAGGTAACAGCCTACACAAAGCCATCATGTCTTACGCTTGGGACAACAAGGAGCAACCTAAAAAAGATGGTAGAGAAGATCCCTTAGATGCTTTGAGATACGACTGCATCACATGGAACTGGAATGACTCAGAAGTAGACCGTAAGCAATACCAACGAACCCCCACCACTAGCACCAGTCGAAGAGTAAGAATCGGTGCATCGAAGAGGAGACAGTTTTGAGCGTTGACCACCCGACCCATTATTATCCAAACACTATAGAGGCGATAGATGTTATCGAGGCATGGAAGCTTAATTTTAATCGAGGTAATACCCTCAAATATTTATGCAGAGCAGGTATTAAAGACCCCCATAAAGAACTAGAGGATCTCAAAAAAGCTCAGTGGTATTTAGAGCGAGAGATTGAAAGGATCAAGGTGAGAGGATGAATATCTATGATGATGGTATTGGAGAAGTCACTCTTATTCAATCGATGGGAGACGATAACACACCAGCCTTAGCAGCTCGTGTATCTTTCGCCAAGAAGGACACTAAGAGCGAGATGAGCCAACGTGATGAGTCACTGATCAACTACCTAGCAGTCAATCGCCACACCTCACCCTTTGAGCATATCTCTGCCACCTTCCTTATCACCTGTCCCCTGTTCATTGCTCGACAGATACAGCGCCATAGAACATTTTCCTACAATGAGATCAGCAGACGATACACCTCTAAGGATATTGAGTTCTACATTCCACGAAGCCTACGTAAACAAGCCGAGACTAATCTACAGTGCTCTCTTCCCATCAACATACCGAGGTCAGCAGAGTTTACTAGATTGATTAAAGATCACACTCAGGTCTGCCTATCTTTTTACAACACCCTCTTAGAGCAAGGTGTATCTAGGGAGCAAGCGCGCGCCGTACTGCCTCAATCTATGTACACTAGTTTTTGGATGTCAGGCAATCTGCTCAACTGGGCCAAGTTTCTTAGACTGAGACTAGAAGAGCATGCACAGCCTGAAGCCACCGAAGTGGCCCAAGCTATACAAGATGAGTTGATAGAATGCTTCCCAACATCCCTGGGCGCTCTGTTGTTGAGCTGACAACTCGCTTATCATTTTGGAAAGTAGCACCTATGAATAAACACATCAAGCTGAGAATTGATCAAGCTAAGCTACTGGCTCAGAGTTCACCCTGCCCACGTGGTCAAGTGGGGGCCGTAATCTTCGACGGTGAGAGCTGGGCTATTATTGCAGACGGGTATAATGGAGCGCCACGGGGTGGGGGTGAATTGTGTGGTGATCACACTTGCACTAGAGATGATCTCAATATCATTTCAGGAACATCTGTAGAAATAGGCTGCCACCATGCAGAAGCTAACGCGCTATGTAATGCGGCGAGACTTGGATCTTCTACGCTTGGTGCTTCGCTAGCTGTGACTCGAGACCCTTGTTTAAATTGCGCTAAACTTATTCACCATGCAGGGATAGTAAAAGTGTACTCACCATCACTAGAAGGTGAGGCCGGAGTCTCTTACCTTCTAAAGCATGGAGTGGAGGTACTGCCATGGAGATCAAAGAACGCAGACTAGCAATAGTACTACTCGACCTCATAGGCTCAACTGCTTTTGTACAACGAGCCGGAGCTATGAAGGCGGCGGAGTGGCTCCAATATCACGACAGGCTCACGCGCTCTCTGATGTATCGCTTCGAGGGTCGAGAGATAGATAGGTCAGATGGTTTTTTACTCTCATTTGAAAGATCTATTGATGCTGTCAACTTTGCTCTCACGTATCAATCCACTATCCCACCAAGGGTTAAACTCAATACTAGAATAGGTATTCATGTGGGGAATGTGGCAGAGGTAACTCAGTCTGAGCTAGATACTTTAGGCGGTGCAAAGCCTATTGAGTTAGAGGGAATCGCTAAAAACATAGCTGCTAGAACGATGAGCGTTTGCACAGCTGGACAAGTCCTATTGACCTCTGAGGCTATGAGCGCAATACAAGGCAGAGTAAATATACATACCCCCAAAGGCACGCGGTATGTATGTGTAGGCTTGTATCGATTTAAAGGGGTGGCTGAGCCTGTTTCACTTTACGCAGTAGGCTCAACTCTCGACAGCCTACAACCCCCACCCAACTCCGAGAAGGTCAAGAGATTAGGTGGCCCTAAAAAAGTGAGGAGTCGCGCACGTGATAGAAAAATAATAGAATGGCTTTGGTGGATCATTCCAAGGCTTCTGATTATTGAGGTAGTCTACTTGATGGGCCTAATGTGGCCTTGGTTCTCGAATAAGCCAACCATTAAAGCTATCTTGGAGTTTATCAACAATGGACATGGGCAATAAGAAAAAACAAACTGAGAAGAAACGAAGCGAACGTGAGTTAACCTCTGAAATTAAGGCTAAGAGGGGTTGGTGGTTTAGCGTCTTCTTTATGTTACTGGTGGTCTTCCTCATTCTCTTCCTGACCTATGTTGAGATAGTAGAGAAAAATAGAGATGTATTGGTTGGTATCTTGGGCATGATCACAGGCAGCATATCTAGCATGATGGCTATAGCTTCAGGGCGCGACCCATCCGAAGTTGAGGAACTCAAAGATAAACTAGCTTCAGCAAACGCTGACAGAGAGGCGCTCATTGCTAGACTCAGAGATGCTCAAATACAGATGCAACTCCTCAGAGAACAGATTAACGAGCTTCAGCAGGCCATGATAGATAAGCTCTCACTCTTCGCTGGAGAGTCTCCTATTAAAACAAAAGACCCATCTCAGGTTATACTGCACCCCTCAGTAGACGAGTGGCTACCAAGGCAAAAATGAGGAGCTAGACAAATACGCAAGTATCATCTATAGATATAATTGAGTATTAATTACAGCTCCAAGCGGAGAAAGGCAAAGTAAACCCCATAAGCTTGGAGTCGTTATGAAAAACGAGCAAGAGCGCGACCCGCGTCACCTCAGAGCTAAAGCGCCACGCTTCAAACAAAGAGGCATATCAGGGACTCAATTAAACAGTGGGGTTATCACTGGCAAAGAGCAAAATACTCAACTCACTGGACTCAATTGGGTGCAGGAAGCTGAGGAGATGCTAAGAACTGACCCAGTAGTCAGACGCTCTTGGCACATGCTAAGACAAACTCTTCTCTCTGCTTCTTGGCGCTTCGTGCCAGGAGTCGAGGGTGATCTAGTAAGTGAGGAGCTCTCGAGATATGCCAACGAGTGTTTTGGCTTTGATGGCTTTAGTGGTCAAATGGAGATGTCTTGGGAAGATCAATTGTCTTATCTGTGGGAGTTTGTACCCTTGGGGTATCGATACGCAGAAGAGTGTTATAAGGTTGGGCCGGACTCAGCTGGTAAGATTAGGGTTTGGCTAAGTCACTACGCAGACAGAGAGCCAAGCGCGCATCAACGCTGGCTTAGTCGAGATAACCAACGACTTGATGGAGTTATTCAGAACAGTGTAGGACTCACCAAGACCCCTGAGCCTATCCCATCAAATAAACTTTTGCTCTTGACCCTCAATAAAACAGGTTCAAACTTTGAGGGAGTCGGAATGCTTCGACCTTGTTGGTGGTGGTGGCGAACTAAACAACGAGTGGCGAATTTAATGTGTGTAGGTGTTGATCGTTGGGCGGTGCCATCCCCTAAAGTCGTTGTGGACAGATCACAAGCAGAGGCTTTAGGTCTTAGTGATGGTGATATAGACGCTATGATTGACGATGCAGAAGGACAAGCCCAAGCTTTCCTCTCTGCTGAGCAGAGTTATCTTGTTGAGAACGCGGCTGTAAAATTTGAGCAGTACGCAGCTACACCTAATCTTTATGCTGATGGGCCGATTAACATCATCACTAAATGTGATTCACAAATATCTTCGGCCTTCCTCACTCAGTTTGCAGACCTAGGTAACACAGAGACTGGTGCTAGATCAGTGGGGGAGATACACCTAAGCGTATTTAGAAGGGCCGCTATTAACCTTTGTGATATTGTGGCGGCTCAGGTGAGCGGGATTGATAGACGTGGAGGCGGGACTATTGGTCGTCTCATTAAGTGGAATTATGGCGCTATTGATCCTAGTAAACTTCCTAAGCTCACTCATACAGGACTTGATACCGATGATCTTGCAGACTCTATGGGCATGCTACCAGGTCTTGTGCAGTCAGGCTTATTAACTCCCGACGATGAATTGGAGCGCGCTTTACGTGAACGTCTTGGAGCTGGTGACCTGCCCGAAACTGCACACCGCTCACCTATGACACGAATAGCGGCTTCAGGCGGGGGTGGGGGTATAGCCGCTCTCAGTGAGCAACTCATTGCTCGTAGGAGAGCTAAGACCAATGGTTAAACCGATCAAAAAACGAACTAAAGCGCAAACACCTGCACCCAAAAAAGATAAGGTGACAGGAAGTAAGACAAACCCCAAAGGCTCTGCAAGTGGTGGCCGTGGTGGGATAGAGATTGGTGAGAAGGCTGTGAAAGCTCTCGAAAACATGAGAGATCAGCATAACGCGAAATACAAAAAATCATCTCGTCGTGTAGATATGGGCATGCTTAAGGCTGTCTTCAGACGTGGCGCTGGTGCTTTCTCTGTTTCTCATCGTCCAGGAATGACAAGAACTCAATGGGCTTTAGCTCGCGTTCGAACATTCATTAAGTTAGTTGGTACAGGCCAGCGTAAGAAGGCTTATAATACAGACCTCGACCTGTTACCAAAAGGTCACCCCCAACGAACTGAGAAAAAAGCTGAAGCTTTGGCACCTCAGAAATATAGCCACATAGACTTTTCACCTCCACAAGGAGCTCGTGAGGCAGCTGAGCGAGCTTTAGAAGTTCGAGCTTCCAAGCCACCTTCACAGCGCGGTATGACAGATGTAGGTATTGCGCGCGCGCGTGACCTCAAAGCAGGAAAAGATTTATCCCCTGAAACAGTCCGTAGGATGCTTGCATACTTCACCCGTCACGAAGTGGATAAGCAAGGTGAGACTTGGGATGAGCAGGGCAAAGGCTGGCAAGCTTGGCATGGTTGGGGAGGTGATGCAGGTTTTGCTTGGGCTCGAAAGGTAGTTAAACAAATGAACTCAGCAGATGATAAATCAAACTCACTTAGAGCTTACGGTGAAGCGATACAACTGTCAGAGGCTCCGAGCTATAACGTTCCTGATGATTTGACTATCGGTAAACCTTTTAAAACTCTAGGTCTTGGTCAGGTGAGCTCTCGTATGAATGGCGAGAACATAGGGCAAGAGATCACCTCTGTAATGCTCGAGGAGATGCTTCGAGTGTATCAAGAGCGTAAAGAGAAAGACCCTGTAATCATTGACTGGCAACACGCGACCTCGCCTTTTCAGGGTGGCCCACCAGCTCCACCGGAGAGCGGGAACGCGCTAGGTATGATTATAGATTTAGAGCTAAGAGAGGACGGCCTTTATGCTGTCCCTGCATACAATGAACGCGGCTTAAAAGTCGTC